CGTTTTCAACTAATTCAATAGATTTAGTTTCTAATTCTTTAGCTTCAGCTTCTACTTTTGCTAATTCAGCATCTTCAATTTCTTTTAAACGAGCTTTTAAAGTTTCATTTTCAGAAATTAATTCTGCATTTTTTGTGTCTTTATCTTCAATAGCAGCAACAATTTCAACTTCGGTTGCTTCATTGGATAAATTTAACATGTTTGTTATTTTTTCCATTTTGGGTTTTTTATTTATTAATTTATTATAAATGAAAGCCATTTCAGTTAGGCTATTGGTACTCATTTTCATTTTCTTATCGGACTTAACTACAACATCAATTAAACCCATTTCCATGCATTGATTAGCATCTAACCAAGTTTCTGCATCCATCATTTTATTGATAGTATCTTCATCTAACTTTGTTCTTTTAGATAAAATAGTAACTAATGTACTTTTAACTAATACTAAAACAGCTTCATCATTTCCGCCACTTGGATTATGTAACATCATAGTACCATAATCAGCCATATAACATTTTTCTCCAGCCATTGCAATAACACCGCTTATACTTGCAGCTAAACCATCAATGTAAGTATCACATTTAACTTTTGAATTAAGTATTGCAGATACGATTGAATAACCATCTAATACGTTGCCACCTATTGAGTTAATACGAACATTGATTTTTTTACATTTATCTTGTAAGTATTGCATTTCATAAGCAAATGCAGAACCAGAGATCCCACTTACATACATTCCATTTTCATCAACTGAATCACCTATTTGATTGTATAATAAAATAGTGGCTTCATTTTCAGATATATTTTTTATGTATTTAAAGTCCATATTACAAAATTAATTACTAAATTTGTTGTAAATCAATATAGTAACTATAAAAATGGGTAAAGAACATTCTGAAGATGATATAAGGCGTAAAATGCTATCTTATAAAGTAAGAATAACAACCCGCATCAGTGGAGTTGACAAAAACAAGTTTATGATTGACTCCTTAAAAAAAGGAATTAACGAAAGTGATTTAACTCGTGAAATAATAAATATTCATTATGCCATAATTGAAACTAATCCTTACTTAAAAGAATTAGAATTTACTGAGTTAAAAAAGTATCTAATTGATAAGATTAAACTTATCTAAATTCTACAATTGACATTCTATTTTTAGAAAATGAAATGTTATTTGCACTAAGGCCACCTTGTACTTTTATTGTTTTATTTGGTGCTATTGTTATAACTCCTGTACTCATAAAAACAGGTATAATAACTACTTCAGTAGCTGCTCCAAAGTTTGATTTACCAACAGATGATTCATCTAATAAAGCAGAATCAGTTGTGTTATAAATTCTTAATGCACATGATGAATCAACTACTCCATTAGAAGTTTGAGCATAACCTTTATATTCTATTATATATTTTCTTGTAATGCCATCATTTGGAGTTGTATAAGTCATTGATGTAAAATTATCATAACCAACTCCATTATTTACAGTAAAAGCTCCAGCACTATAAATGTTGTCGTATATTTTAGCTGTTCCAGTATCAATTAATGAATAATCTAAATCAGTTGCATCAAAATCACCCCCACTTGCTACATCAGTTGAAACGTATGTATAAATTTCGTGTACATTCTTAGCAACACCATCTGTAAAAGTTAACGGATCAGCAGTAGCATCATAAGTTTTTGTTAAAATAAATTGAACAATATTAGTTGTTCCATTTAATGAAGTTACATTATAAAAGTTGCCACCGTAAAATATTTCTCCAGCAGTAACATCTTTATTAGAATCACTTAAAACACAGCCACTAATAACATAAGGAGTAGTTAAAGAATAGGAACCTGTACTTTGAGTAATTAATGCTTTAACTAATGCAGAATAATTTTCAACATCATAATCTTGTTTAAATTTTAATGAATTAGCTGTAAAAGGTTGTTTACTTGTTGGGCTAACTATTTGTGATATGTCTATTTTTTTCATATTAGTATGTTATTACATTGAATTGCATTCCTGCTAGTTTATATTTATTTGCGTATGTTGAAATAATAGTGTTTGCATTTATTCCTAATGAAGTATAAAATAATATAGGAACATAAATTGTATAATCATAAATAGCATTTGAATACGTAGCTGTATAATCCATGAAGTCGGGTTGCGAATCATTACTATTAGCCATATAAGATGATTCTTCACTTGTTGTATCCATTACAAATACATTACCAACACTTACAAAATTATTCTGAATATAAATGCCGGTTGTTATAAAGAAAGTGTTTAACGCTTGTTCGTATAATAATTTTTGTGATGAATATTTTACACGTTCATCAGTTCCGATAAATACATCATTTACTTTAACCCATTTAGTTGCATCACTTGGCAAATTACCTAATGAAGTAGTTGCAATGCATTCATAAATAGCTTTATCGGTCCATCTAACACGTTCTCCAAAATTATAAGTTGTTAAATTATTATAATCAGTATAAATATTTCCTGTTTTATAATCTGAAAAAATCAAATCATGTAAATCTTGAATTGGTTTAACTAATACATACAACCACGCTAAAAATTTACTCCCTCTTAAAGTTGGTGGAGTTAATTGTTCAGCTACTGTATTACTATTATAATCGTATATTGCCATTATTGAGGGGTGAACGTTAATGTATCAGTAAATGTATTTCCTGCAGTAGTTTCTCCAACTATGTAACCGGCATATAATTGATATAAAGGTATTAAAGTAGTTTTACTTTGAACTAGATAAGTTTTACTTGCAAATGCTGTTAAATTAGCTCTAATTGCTACATCTTCTAATACTACATCATTTACTCCTAATACTGATTGTATTGCATCAACTATTGACATTAAACGTACCTTACCATCAAATGGTAAAGCTGCTAAATATGTGTTTATTGCAGTAATAACACTACTTGAAATTGTAGCAGAATATTGACCATCATAATAAATATTTGCTTTTAAATATAGTTTGTCACTATCTAATGAAGTAGCTACATAATTAACTCCAGCAAATAAAATATCATCTAAATAACCATTTAAAGATGATAATTCAGTTAGAGATAATGGAGCAGGTGGTTCGCTTTTAGCTACTTTAACTAATACAACTCTTTGTGATGTTTGATTAATAGCGCATCTAGTTATAATTCTTTTTGTTGCATCTATTGTTGTATAATTAATAGCATAATCAGAATCAACAGCAACAACTTGTGGAGTAGTAGCATCATATTGAAATTTTAAAACTCTATCTTGTAACCATGCAGAAGTTCCAACTGCTGCCTTTGAAATAACAGTTTCTAAATCTGTTTTAAATATATCCCAAAGTGTTTCTTGTAAATATATTTGTGCAGCTATAACGTATTTCCATAGTGTATAAATAGCAGAATTTGAAACGCTATTTAATCCACTTAATCCAGTTTGTGCAGATTGTTCTGCATCCATTAAAGCTATTATTGTTGATATTGAACGTGCCATTATAATTCGTTTGGTAAATTGATTGTAACTGGATTTAACACTGGATCTAAAGTTGCAGTTGTTGTATCTGTTGTTTTGTTTTCGTTGCCTAAAGTAGCATAATCTTGAATGTAAACTTGTACATTTGGATGGTCATAATTTTGTTCTTCGTTACGTCTTAATAATTTTCCAAATATACCGTATTGTTTTGTGTGAACTGTTTGCCAAACATTATCTAATAACGTTAAAATAGTTGTATCTTCATCTAAATAAGATTCAAAACAAACGTGTAAACGAACTACCATATCATATTCCTGTGACCTTGCTAAACTACCTTTATCTCTAAATGTAGATGGCATAAACTCAATAAAGATTGCAGGATACAAGAATGGATTTTCTTCGTTTTCACGTTCTAATTGATTATTCCACAAAGCAACATGTTTAATGCCAGTGATAGCAACTAAATCAGCTTTTAAAGAATTGTATAAAGTTAGTTTAGACATTGTTGCAAATATAATATTATTTATTAAAAATTCTTTTTATAGTAACATCTAATTTAGATATTATTTTTCTATTTAAAACACCGCTATAACCTATAAATTGACGTTTAGGCATTTTAAAACTATGTTTGCCCCAAGCCCTACCCATTAAACCATCATTGTGTATTCTTGCATAAGCTACATCAGTATAAATTTTAACTGATAAGAAACCAAATCTTTTACTTCTAATTGAACGACTTAAACGACCAGCTCCACTTTTACCAATTAAAATACCTCTATCAATACCCATACTTCTAACTCCACTTTCTCCACGTTTGCCACGTTTATAAGTTTCAAAACCTCTTTTACGTTTTTTCCAAGGCACAAATGTTTCATCAGTAAAACCTCCATTGCTAAATGAACGTGTAAAATGATTTGCAGCCAAAACACCCATTGCATCAACTACTTTTTCAAGTTGAGGTTTAAAGGCTTGTAAGTCCTTTAATATCTTTTTATGTTCCGCAAAAGTTGCCATTAGTTCATTCCTATAAAAAATAATTGACAATAATATAAACCATCCTTATTCTTATTTAATAAAATATGTGTAAAAAAATGAATAGAATTAGTTAGTTGTTCGTTTACGTTACCTTTATCTATTAAGTTGTTAATCATGGCTTAGGCATGTTAAAATTGTTAGCAGCCAAATTCTCATCTTGTTTAGCAACTTTAAAGTAAGTATGTTTTTCGCTAAATACTATCTTATCTTTGCCGGCATTCATCATAAATTCAGGTGGCACTGTTTTAGGTTGTGTAAATCCTTTTAAAGAAGTCTTATCAGTATCATCACTCTGTAAAGTAGTACATCTACAATTCCAACCATTCGGTGGAAAATAGTTATTCCAAAATTTATCATCAACTGGTCGCTTAATCCTATCTAACATTGCATGTTCAGGTCGCACCCTACCATCACCAACGGTTACATATTCCAACATTGGTAGTAACTCTTTATTACTCTCAATATCCATCCACATTGAAGCGGAACGGCTTTGACTTATAGCAGCGTTATATTCAGCTCTTAAATAATTTTCATTATAATTTTTGAATATATCAGTTCCTGTTTTCTTATACTCGCTAAATGGCTTAATCCTATCTTTGTCGTAAATAGCATCTACCATTTCACGTACTTGATGATATTGTTTGGCACCACTAAATACATAAACATTATTGCGTAAACTATTTAACATTGTATAGTCTGGACTGTTCCAAACAACATCTGTTAAACTTTTACCAAAGCCATTATAAACACCATTAGTTAGCTTTTCAGCTACCTTTTGATATGTAACTAAGTCTAAAGATTGTGGAGTGATTAAACCCGAATAAACACCAATAACAATACGTTCAATTTCATCATCTGAAAATATATTTACTGGAGCTGCATTTTGTATGTCGCAGAATGAACACACTATTTGTAAAGGTTATCTAATCTATTTTTAATACTTTCAACTGAATTAGGTTCCATTACTTCAATTACTTCACTACCATATTTTTCATCTAAGTATTCAGCACTAAAAGTAAATTTACCTGTTTTAATTAATTCAATATCAATTTTAGATTGATCTAATAAAGATAGTTGTTCTTCAGTTTCTACTTTGATTTTAGTATTAGGTGGAAAAATACCTAATCTTTGCATCATAGGTACTAATTGATAATTTAAAACACCTTCAATAAAAAATTCATCATTGTAAGCTACATTCTTTAAAACACGTTCTTGAACTTCAGCAGAACCTACAAAAGATTTTTCGTCCATTGTTGCAGTTTGCCCTAATATCAATTTGCTTATTTCAGAATTACATCTAGCTATCATCATATCAAATACTTGGTAAGCATCTGATTTACCACTATCAACTATTTCAATTAAATCATCAGTATCAAATACACCATAACTTGAAGTCCCTAAGTTTTTTAGGAAACCTTCCATATTTGCTCTGGTTTCTTCATCTCTTACATTTGTTCTACCAATTCTTAATGGTACACCAAATACTTCGCCATATTCAGCCCACGCTCCTAAAGCATTTTTTTTCCAAATAACTAAAGGAGCAGCTTTCATCAATAAACCTAAATCTCTTTCTTTACCAACACCAATACACCAATTTTTATAAGGATTTTCTAAATAATCAGCACCTTCTAAATCAGCATAACTATTAGTCACAATATGAAACTCTGGCTTTACATATTCACGAGGTATTAATTCAACTGCTTTGAATGTATCTTCAACAAGTGAATCAAATTGAATTAAAGAGTGACCATAAAATATACTATCTAAAGAATAATCTAAAAAATCTCTAAACCATTTAGTTTTGATTAGCTTACATAATTCTTCATCTTCTTCATCGTTTACCTTTACTTCAAATTCCTTTGATAGCGTTAAATTCTTTCTTTGATTTATTGCAGCAGTTAAATGAGCATCTAAAACAATATCATTATAACATCTATAAAGTAAATATCTTTGAGGTGAATAAATAGATTCAGCAGAAGTTAATGCTGCTCTCCATTGTGCTATATCTTGACGTGACCTATATAATTGAGTTGGTACTGTTATACGTTTACGAATATCACTATTTGCAGGTCTATTTACTGATATATTTTCAGCTTTATTAAATTGTATGTCGTAACCAAAGATTTTCATTAGTATGAGTTTGTTTGTTTAGCAACAGCAGAACCATAACGAATGGACATACCTTGTTGCGGTAATATTTGAGGTAAATCAGCAGTTACATCACCACTTGCAACACGTTTTAAAAATGCAATAGCACCACCGCTTTGAGTTGGTGAATTACCATCGTAACGTTCCTTTCTTAAATCTGGAACGTTTCTAGGATTGATACGAGAATGTAAATGGTATAAAGTAATATCTAATAAATACATTACTATTTGTTGGTTTCTGTTGTCACCTTGAATCCATGCATCAGTATCATCAGGATAAACTGCTGTTACCGTATAAGGTAATCCAGCAATCCAAAATTGAGTATTTGTAGGCAATATTCCAACACACGATGTAATACATGAATATTCAATATTATTATAATAAACTTTATTACCAACAGTATAAGTAGTTGTGTTTGAATATTCGTTATAAGGTAATTTAGAATAAAATAATGTTTTATCTAAACATATTTGAGTCCATTCAGCAGGCAAA